TGACTTGGATCAATCTTATCTCCAAAATCAACGCCTAAAATAGTATAGTGTAAATCTATTTTAGCTCCCCAAGTAGTTTGTTTATCTTCGTGTTCGAAATAACCATTTTCATCTAAAACGATATCTACTGTTTGATCCTTATATACTGTCATATTATTTTTTCTTTTTTTTCTTTCCACCAGGTTTTATTTTACCAGAGCAAACTGCAGATCCATACATATTTGCATATGCAGATGGATATACTTTAAATTTTCTTTTAGCCGCAGCTTTTCCTCTAGCACAAAGTTTAGCCATTATGCTCCTACAAACTTTTTAATTTTTTTAGAAGTTTTACCAGAAAGTTCTGGCATAATTTTATTTGGTTTTTCACCTTTCAATAATGTTGAATATTTTTTACCTTTGTGAGTAAAAGTATCTTTTCCCATTTTCCTAGCAAGTTTAAATGCTGCACCTTTTTCAGAAAGTTGTTTACTAGTATCTCCAACACTAGCTCTTTCTCTATTTGACATTCTTTGCTGTTCTTTTTTAACTTCTGCTGCTGTCTTTGTAGAGTATTCTAATTTACCTTTTGTTGTATCATCTCTAGTAGATGTAAAAGTTTTCTTACCTTCTTTTTTAGCTTTTGAAAATTGTTCTCCAAAAGTTGGTACAATCTTTTTTCTAATTTTACCAAAGAAAGATTTCACTGCTCCACCTTTTTTATATCCTTTAGCAGAAACTTGTTTGTTATATAATCTGTTAGCCATTATTTTACTTTGCCTCCCTTTTTCATAAAGCCCATTTTGTTTCTAACTTGAGTAGGTAATTTTTTTAAACCTTTATTATCAGCAGGGACAGGTTTTAATGAACCACCTTCTTTCTTTTTAACTCTCATATCTTTTGAACTACCTTTAAACATTTCTTTTTGTTTAAAAGCTTCAGTAGGTGATCTGCCTTTAAGTCCTTTATCACTTATTCTTCCAGAACCTTCTTTTGAATATCCACCTGGAACTTTTTCAATTCTTCCACCAGTGCTATATCCTTTTACAGATACTTGTTTGTTGTATAATTTATTTGGCATTATTTTTTACTCCCATTAGTTTTAATTAAATCCGTAGCTTTAATTCCATAAATCGCTGCAACGACCGATACCCATAATGAAACTATCCACCATGGCATTTCCTGAAGTTTCATAAAATATAAATCTAATTTAGCTTGTATCTCTTCATCTTCAGCAAATACGGAATAAAATAATATAGCTAGTGGGGATGTCAATACTAAAAGGACAAATTCGTCCTTCCAGTCTCCTTTTTGTGCTTCTTGAATTTTGCCAGTGTACTCAATTTCTCCCCGCTTCATCTTTTCAACATGGAGTAATTTCGCTTCTGACATTGCAACGTCAGCTGCTTTTTTATTTTTATAGATTTCAGCACCTGTTTTAAAAGCCGTGCCTATTAAACTCCACGGAAACATAAATTAATACCAGGTAGCTTTTCTTTTTTTGTCAGATAACATTCTTCTTTGACCTTTAACTTGCTCTTTGTCTCCTGTTGGGATCCTGTTGAACGAAGCTTTTTCCGCTGTAGTCTTAGATCTTACATCTATTTCTACATTTTGATCAGGAATGTTAATCATTTTTTGTTTTTTGTAGTTTATCATACTATTTTTTACCCTTTTCTACACCTTTTATAACACCTTTATTTTTAGATGCATAGAAAATCTTTTCACCCTTCTTTTTTCCATACTGTTTTTTCATAGATTTCATAATTTTCTTCCCTTTAGTAGTCATTGGCATAACTAATCCTCCATCATTACTTGTGCTTGTTGTATTCCAGACTTAGCAAGGCTGACTCCAGCTCTTAATTTTGCTAAATCTTCGTTTTGTTCTAATTTATCTTCTGAAATATCTTTAGCTTGTAGCAATCTAGCTCTTGCAATCTCTTGTTGAGCCTCATCATTTTGTTTTTTACGCTCATTTTCCATTGCTCTTAGATCAACTTCTCTAGATTTTAACTTCAATAGTGGGTCTGAATCAAATTGAGAGGTAATTTTCTTCTCTTCCTTCATGTAATCTTCTGTCATTTCAGCAATCAACACTGCTTTTCTAGCTTCAATCACTAATAAAAGTTGTTGAAGTTGTTGTGCAGCTTGTGGATTACTTGGTGCTTGCTGTTGTAACATTTGAATCTGCATCATTTGTTCTCTAAATTCTAATTGAACTTGTTCTTGAGCCATTAAACTTATGTGTTCTAAAATGTTTTTTTGAATTGCAGCCATCATCATAGGATTATTTCTAACCATGTTCGTTGACATGAAGTTTAAATGTGCTGTGATGTGTGCTCTATGATCTTGATTTGGAAAAGCTTGGAAAGGTTTTCCTGATAATGCATTAATATGCTCAACACTTGGATCAACAGGTTGTACTGGAGCAGGTGGAGGCAAGATTTGATTAATATCTTTAACGCCAATTGCTTCATACATTTTTCGATATGCATTATACAAGTTATGAATTTGTGGATTCGATTGCGCTAATTGTAATTCTGTTTGCGCCATCGTAATTCTTTGAGATTGAGAAAATATATTTGGATCTGCAACAGGTATAATATCAATTCTATCATCAAAATCTAATTGCTTAATAGTTCTTGCACCACCCACCACGTCATATGGATACTCAGGTGGTAAATATTGTGCAATAACTTTTCCAAGTAATTTAAATTCTTTTTTCATTGCAGCATACAATCGTTTATGAATAGCACTCATGACTCTTGAACCACGTTCAAGAAGAGCAATAGTTGTTCCAACGGCTGCTGCTTGATTACCATCTCCGACTTGCATATCAGCGATAGCGGCAAATCTTTGTCCCGCACCAACGACAATTCCCATTAATTGCAACAATGTCTGAGAAGGTTCCTTGTAAGGTAAAGGAAAGAATGCATCTCGTAAACTTCCTCCTGGTGCATCTACATCTTTAAACTCACCTGGCTGAATTGGTGAAGCTTCGTCTCTAACTCGAACACCTCTTTGTTTAAATCCAGCTGGTAAGTTTGACAATGTTCCTGCATCTAATAGTTGTCTTAGTGCAGTGGTTGCAGTTCTCGATAATCCACCAATCATGTGAATTAATCCAAAACCATAAAAACCTAGACCAGGTAAAAATTTAAAATGCACAAAGTATTGTATTTTATTTTTCTTAATATCTTCTGGTGCATAATTTCTTTTAATTGATAAAACTTGTCTTGAACCTTCTTCAACTGTTACGATGTAAGGTAATTTAATTCCTGTTTGTTCACCATCAGAACCAACATCTTCAAAACCTTCTAGATCTAAATTAACATGACACTCTAATAACGTATAAACATTTTCTTGTTTACCTGTTTTTCGAGTCCCAGCAAGTTCACGTTCTTTTTGTTCAAGTTCATCTTTTTGATCCGTGTTCGGTGGTCCAAGTTCAACGTCTGAATAAAAACCATTCACTTGTTGTTTTCTTAAATCATTTTCAGAAACTTTTAAAACATGGATGATTGATTCCGCATCGTCTAATGAGGTAGCCGTGTACGGAACAATCAAATCCTCAGCAGGAATAAATTTACTCACTGCTCTACCCAATAGCTGATCATAATAAACTTTTTTAAAAGTAGATCCTGCTAATGGCAAATGGAACAACATTTGATCGAACTCAGGTTCGTATTCTTGCATTTGATCCATTAAAATATAATTCATGTAATCTTTAACTCTAGTTGCTTGTTGTTGAACAGGTGGACTATCAACACCAATAACATCCGTTCGAACAGGGCCTTCTGCTGGTAAGAGTTCTTTATAAGCTTGTGATTGAAACTGTGTGACTGCTTCTGCTAACACTGGGTGGGTTGCACCTGAAGCTCCTTGAAATGGTTCAGTTCTATTTTCATATTTAAATCCTAATAAATCTAAACCTTGAATATAAGTTTGCTCCCAATCTTTTCTAGATGATTTGTAATCCATGTAATTGTTCACCATGTCATTACCAATCGGTTCTAAAATATCTTCAGGTAAAATATCTGCAAGATTATCGAAATGATTTTCCGTGCCTGGTATGTTAATGGCACCTGGTTCAAAGTCTATTGTTGCACCACCATCTTCTTCTGGTATTACTTCAACAGGACCTTTTTCTATAATATCTTCTTGTTCTACTACTTCTTCCTCTGGTAAGTCAATTTCAGTTCGAACTTCATTAGGAAGGGATTTATCAATATCTGCCATTTAAAATTTCTCCGATCTTACTGTTTAACTTGTTTTAAAGGAATTTTCAAGCCTTGTGGATTAGGACCAGATTTTGGAGGTGGGCCAGATCTTTTACCACCTGAACCTAAAGGTTTGTCAATCATACCACCATGTTTTTTACCTTGTCTCATTTCTCGCATCTGTCTTAATGCTTCACTGACCGCAGACTCTAAAGACATGTCTACTCTTAAATCTTTTACAATCTCATTAAATTTTTGTTGGGTTGCTTTGTCAGCATTGGCCATGTATTTTTTACCGTAGTCCATTAATAATA